CTGGTCGAGCCTGAATCGGCTGTAGTGTCGGAACCTTACGAACGGAGAAAGAACCGCGGAGATGTTTAAAAGTCTCAGCAATTCCAACATCTAAACGTGAAGGACCGCAAACATGTCCAGTAGAGGTGACGGCATACTTCTTCTCGTAAGAGTCGATATCTCCGTCGCCAAAACTTTCAACAATAAGCGGCTTTAAGCCGACGCCACCCAACGTTTCAGGAACGTACCAGGGTACACGCGTTGATTTCAAAGTAGCACCGTTATGCATCAAGAAAAGCTCGTGGACGGCTAAACGCAAATCTTCAGGACAAGAGTCCATAAGAGCGTGGTGACGAGCCCCGAGTGATTTTGAAAACGGATTATCATAGTTAACGGACGCATCCACAACATCTGACTTTCCCCCGGAACGATTAAGACCCATGATGAGTCCCATGTTAGGGTACTTGACTAGGCCGAACTTATCGTTTTCGACGGAGTAAGATGTTGAGTTTATGTTCGCGTAGACTTCATGAGTGTACACTTTCCCAACTGAAGGAACCAAACCAGCCACAAGGGCGATCGATTCCCAAATATCAGAAAACTTGTCGCTAGCGCGAACAAGACCATCGTCGCCGTTCACAACAGCTGGGATCTCCACAACAGAGACCCGAGTGTCTTCACTGACTTCGTAGGCGTGTCGAATGACACTCAAATTTACCACACACAATACTATGAATGATACTATGGAACCCATGAGCTGGCCCCAGACCTGGGGGTCCCCCTCAATATCATGACCCGCTAGAGATTTGTGAAACAGCTCACGGAGTTCAGATGGCAAACCAACAGAATCACAAATTTCCTCAACCGCGACTCCAGATATCTCCGGATCGAGAAGGTCTGTAGCACTCTGATAATCAAGAGAGTGAAACTTTCCGACGACACCCTTAAACGCCTCTTCGAGGAATTCGGGAGTAACGGTTTCGCCGACAAGCTTGAAGGCTCGGAGCCTTCGCATCTGTCGAAGAAGAAACTTCTGTACTGGCTTAAGAGTGAAGTAGGTAAGGGGAGGGCCTTTCGATATGACCCTCACCTTAAGTGCCTCTGGGAGAGCGACGAGTTTAACACTTGCCACCTCACTCATAGCTCTTTCGCGCGCATTGGCGTAAACCTCGCGGTAAACGCCTTCCACCTCAGCTCGAAAACTGGGGCGGACCCTTAGACGCACGAATCTCTCATCACTTATCTCATCAGAATCCTCATCTATTTCAACGGCATCCCTGTATAGCTTATCGGCTAAACTGGGGTGTACACGATTCATCACCATGCTCTCATCCATCAGTGTTCCAAACGTGCCGAACTTCGAACGCGAGTCGACATAATTGGCTTTCACCGAAGGTGCAAAGGGACGATGGAGGTCGGCGGTGGATATCCGCTGCGTGAAGACCTCCCGTACTGTTCTCCTTACTTCCTCGGCTATTACGGCCTTTGAGGAGAATGGGGATACTGGTACGGACTTAACCGTTGTCAAGACCTGCTTGGTA